AGATTTAACAAAATTTGTATTAGCGATCGCGCTCCCGTTATCCGGCAGCAGCGGCGTTGAGGCGATCGTGGGAATGCCCGAAAAGTTAGGACTGGCAAATCGGCTTAAAATTTCTGCAATCACATAAGCCGTTGTTGCCAGCCTTGTGGTGTTATTCCCCACCGCCTGAGTAGGTGCCACGGGATTGCCCGTCAGAGCTGCATCGTTTGCCCTTGCTAGTAGCTCAATAATATCTCGCACCGCATTGGCGGTCGGTGCCCAAGTCGCGCCATTCCAGCCCACTGCGTTGTAGACGGTATCAGTGCCCCCAGTGCCCCCCGGATCCCCTTTTTGGGCTAAGAGCTGCCAATAGGTAGGATCGACAACAGATGGCGTTATGTTTACAGCCGGATTGACATTGATGTATAGCCAACTCGATCCGGCATAGGAGACAGTATCGCTAGACTGATAGAAAACAGCAGCACTATAAACGCCCTTCCATCGTGGGCCGCCTCGTAAATCCTCAACATAATCTACGTTAGAAGTCAGAATATCTGCCAGCCGCCGTAGCGAAGAATCCAGCACATCTGTGGTAATCCCTGTGGGAATTAACGCTGCAAACTCCACAGAGGCAATGTTGGGAACGATCGCATGGAAGGCGATCGTCACATTGGTGGTTGTGTTTACCTGCTGAAACAACAAGACCGAGGCGATCGTATTAGTAGCACCTGTGTACCATTTGCCGTCAATATGAAAATGGAACGGCCCCGTGTAGAGAGTGCCGTTGCCAAAGTAATAGCTATTGCTGCTAGTGGTGGTGAGGAACTGGAAAAAATAGGTGAGGTTTTGGGTCTGGGACTCTGCTAAAGAAATATTGACCACCCCACTGGCGATCGCAAAATCCCTCGCCTGAACCGTCATCACCCCATCTGGAGTCGATGACGTATCCACCATTGGAGTATCCAGGCTCACCCGCAAAATGCCAGTAATCCCTATCCCTCCAGAGTCCTCAATGATCCCGACGATTGTGGGCATTTTAATACCGCTTTCAAGTCGGCTTCAGGATGCCCCTCAGCTCCAAACCGGATCGCCAGCAATGCTGAAATCGGCAAAAAACTGGTCATAGACCACGGCACTATCGCAATACACCGGACTGTAAAGCCGATTCAATTTTTCCAGCAGCTTCCATTCGTCAGAAGTGCGCAAATAATTCAGCTTTACCAATAGCCAGTAGTGCAAAGCCTCTCCACCTAGCACGTCTCCAGCTTTATTGATGTCTGCCAGAAATTCACCTAGCAAATAAATCCGGGCTTGCAATCCAAACAACTGGATTAGCCATTCCAATAAAACTCTAGAACCTTTATTCTCCCAAATGTCTACTAGACTTTGGGCTATCAGTTGCCGCTTGACCGCTACACTCCAGCTCACATCCCAATACTCGCCAGTAAAGCCACACAGTTGCGCCAGCCAGTCTAAATTCTCCGGCTGTGCTGTCAATGGGTTGAGATGCGTGGCGTAGACGTTCTCAGTTTTGGTTTTGACCTCTACCAACAAACCATCCCACGGCTCGGTTAGCCACCGGGCGATCGGCGGATCTATCGTAGGATTGTAGCCACTCCAACTTTCGTCTTTGCGATACCCCTCATTCTCACCAGGGAGGCGATCGTGAATGGGTTTTCCAGTATTCCACATCAGTCTGGATCTCCTTGCCCATAGAACTGGGTATACGAGGCATCTGCACCCACCAATTCAACGCCTACTGATTTCAACCGAGCGGCGCTGTAGGCTTGGGGCAGTTTCAGGTTTGTGCCGCTACGAGGCTGCAAAAATTCGCCCATCGTCACGCTCTGCACATAATCCACACCCGCATTCCGCACCAAATATTCCAGTTCTTTCAGCACAATCGTTTCGCCCAAAGGCAGTTTCCCTGGCGATAAATAATCCTTGAGAGATTGATAAATCGCGTTGGAAATAGACTGTGGATTAGTGCCGGGAATTAGTTTAGCAATCACATACAAATCAATCTCAAATAGAGCCACATTGGAGGTATAGACCACGATCGAGACGTGCGATCGCCGTTGCAATGCCCCTTGCACCTCGCTCAACTGCGGCGTGTTCAATAAACTGCCATCTTGATTCAAGCAAAAAACATGGGCACTTCCCAGGCGATAGCTGACCCCATCTGCCGCCAAATTGCCAATGCAGTGCGCCACACTTCCCGCCCCCAAGAGCGCCTTAGTTTCTTCCTGGTAGTCGTCTGCCGACACCAAACCCCGCCGCCGAATGGCTGCAAACGCCCGTGCTTTAACCTCATCCATCGTCTCCGCGTCCGTGCCACCCGTCGCAGGGACAGTGTTGGTGACCGCTCCCAAAAATGCTAAAGGCTGGGTTAATTCGCGCAACGTATACGCTGCAAAGTTGCCCTTGGTGCCCGTTTCGGTGCAGGTGGCAAGGACTGTGCCGCTGATTTGCCCTGCTGAAATGATTAAAATAGCATCGGTAGCGAAATTAAGGCGAGTGCTGACATTGCGCACCTGGTAGCCAGCCGGGATGGTAAACACCCCGCTGAGGGGTGCCGTCAAGGTAAAGGTGAGTGACGTTTGCGCCCCGCTGCCCAGGCGCTGTTGAATGCCTGCAATCCTGAGATAGGCGATCGCCAAAGCATCCGGCAGTTTATTGACCCGATACAGCAGCTCGGCAGCGGCGAACGCCTGTCCTTCAATCAATGCTCTCGCAGGGCTAGAGGTCGAAAAGTCGTTAAGCAAGCCCCCCGATCCTGCATAGACGACGGCGATCGCCCGTTCCACTAAATCGGCTTCAGAGCGATCGTCAATCGTTGGGCTTTCCAGTGGCGTGAAGCGAGTTAGGGGCATGGCGATCGCGGTTGAATTCGTCGTTAGGATGCCCTTTCTGCCTTAAGCCTTAAGCCGGAACATTAGCGGTGGTTGCTCAAATTGGTCAACTGCCCAATTTACAGTGAGCGCACAGATACCATCCTCACTCAGCGAGCCACTCACCTCAAACTCAACGCCCTGCAACTGAGTTTCCAAACTAATCTGCACCCGCTCAACGACGATCGCCACACTCGGATACGCATTAAACACAAAATCAGGAGTGCCATAAAGCGGCTGCATCACCCGTTCCCAGGGGCGCGTTTCCAATATTTGCAGAATTCTCTGTCGTATTACGTCGTAGTCTTCAGAGAGCTTCAGTCCACCGTTTTCAAGCGCGAATGGATAGGTAAACGAACGAATAGTCGCCATTACCAGCCCCTTGTAATGAGGATGTCACCGTCTGTATCAACCGCGCCCAGGGTAGCGATCGCTTTATTGGCGATCGTTGCATTGCTTGCCCCGGTAATTTTCATCTCATGCTCTGGTAAATTAATCAATAAATTCTCTCCCAACGTCAGCCGATTCCCAAAGGCATCTTCCAAAATGATGTGCCCATCTTCATTCAGAATCACCTGTGCCCCCGCGTCATTCTGAAGCTTAAAGGTTTTGCCTACCTTAATGGTCAAATTCTGGTCAATCCGTTCTAGCGAGTCCCCTGGAATCGTTTGAGTGTTGTCCTTCACCGGGTCAGCCTGCGCCTGGTCTTGCGGATTGGTTTGGTTGATGGTGCTGCCCAAATAAATCCCATCATGAGGGTTGCCATCAATGAAGCCGATAATCACCGATGAGCCGACAGGTGGAATGGGTGGGTCATAGCTTGGAATGACCTTTAACGCCATCAGCCAATCGGTTTCAGTCAAGCCTCCCTTCGCTTCGGTGGTGCATTTTATACGCCGGAGTTGCAGCGGATCGGCGGTATTGGTGACGATCGCAAACTGCAAGCCAAAGCTCCGCCCTAAACCATCCAGAGCAACCTGATTAGCCTTCTGACTCTCAACTAAGGTGCGAAAAATATTTGACATCCAAACCCCTCAGAGCGCTCTCAGGATGCCTTATCCCGCCATCGGAATCTGTGGCTTGGGCAGGAACTCCCTTGGATCGGTCGAATTTCCATCTGGGCGGCGAATCTCAAAATGTAGGTGGATGGCATAATCTCCCCCAGTGTTGCCACGAGTGCCAATGCGTTGCCCTTGCTTCACCTCTTGCCCCACTGCCACATCAATTTTGGCAAGGTGGGCATATCGGCTGCTCCACTCATCCGATCGCTTAATATCAACCGTCTGTCCATAGCCTCCCAATGCACTCGCATTAGTCACAATGCCATTACTAGCAGCGAACACGCCATCCGGGTCAGAGCCAACGCCATACCCACCAAAGTCTAGTCCCTCATGAAGCCTGCCACGAGCATAGCCATATTCACACTTGGGGCCGCACGACGAATTCCCTTCTACCACCATCGGCGAAGCCCAGCCGCTAGCAGATTGGCTGCTTTCCAGGGTGGCACTAGAAGTAGAAGCGCTGCCACTCTTGCCTTTCACTGCCTGCGGACTGTAAAACTCCAGGCTTGTCCGCATCTGCCCATTTTGCAACGTATGCGTCACAGACCCCACGCGCCATTCCCTTGCAAAAGTTTCAGGAACGCAGTTGCGCGAGATACCAATAATCGACCCTGGAGCCAGCATCAGCGCCTCTGGGGTAGTCAGAATAGTGGCACGGCTCTCATAGCCCTTAATTCGTTTCGACTCGTCCTTAATGGTTTCCGCCTCAGCTCTACCATCCTGCAAATCGATCGCCCCAATTTCTTGCCTAGGCAGTCCAGTTTTGCTGTCTATATTGGGCTTAGCGGCGATCGCGGCAGCCGGAGCCGCTGGAGCCGGAGGCCCATAAACCTCAAGGTTGGGTGCGCCTGCGGTTTTAGCAGCAGAGGACGGCGCTGGGGTTCCTTGCACAGGTTGAGCAGGTGCGCCTGTTGTGGCGATCGCCCCGGTCGTACCACTCGCATTCTGATCCGCCTTCCCCGTTCCAGTGCTGTCTTCCAGCTTGGTCTGAGTTACTTGCCCAGTCAGGCGATCGATTTTAGCTTTAGGGTCAGCGGCTGGTGTTGCAGGCGTGGTTGTAGTGCTCGACGGCGAGGGCGATCGGTCTTTTGAAGCATGGTCGGCAAACTGAATCGAAACCAAAATATCGGCGGTAATCACGAAGCCCGTAAAATCGGGTCGCCACGGCTTCAGAATCAGCTTTTGCCCCTCATCTCGCACCGCATACCCGATCGCCCTTGCCTCTCGCAAGAGCAGTTCATAATCAGTAATGCCAGTTTGGTCAATGTGCTGATAGGTGGGCCCATCGCCTTCCATTTCCAGCGTCAGCCCATACGCCTTAGCAACCCGCTCTCCCAGTTGCCGTAAGGTAATGTTGCCGTGGCTCGTGTTTTTGGTGCGCCGCGTCATCAGCCAGCGCACCGTTTGCCCCTGAAAGGTAGTGCTGTCGAGCTGCCGCCCCTGTGTCTGTGTGCCGATATGGATGTAATGGAACGCAATCAACTGATCAAGCTGATAGCCCAGCTCAATAACGACCTCAGTTCCTTTATTAGAAACCTCTCTAGGCTTACTGTTTGCCTTGTCCTGAATAGCAGGCTGTTGGGTTGCTGCCTGCTGTGAGGGAGTGCCTTGCCCTTTGTATTTCGCTAGTTTCTCCTTGTAATAGGCTTGAATTTGTGCGAGCGTTTTGCTGCCCTGCCCTGGATAGCGATAGGGCGGAATGGATGCCCACTCATAGCTAATCTTTTCGCAAACCGCAGCAACCCCTGCCTCACCTTGTTGAACCTCAGCCAACGCACCTCGACTTTTTAGCAGTAGCACCGCGCCTTTATCCTGGTTTTCCGGCGTAAATTCTTTCAGCCCCAAGCCGTCCCAGGTTGTCGAAAGGAACTGATAACGCCCTGCCGCATCGGAATACAAGCCGTTAGATCCCTTAATCTGCCGGGGGTGATCGCCGTAGCCCTCAAACGTGGCTCCGGTAAACATGATGTTGTAGCCGTTTGCGCCAGAGGTGCCTTCACACCAAGCGATCGTATCCAGCCATGCCCTTACCTCTGGGGTTTGGGACACATCCGAAGATGCCGAATCGTTCCCACTGCCTGCACTTGCTGATCCACTGCCGCCACTAGAGGCTTTTTTCTTGTCGTCTAGCAGGTCAGCCGGAACCTCGATGCCGCCCTGGTCAAAACTAATCTTGAAATATTTATCGGCAATCTTTAGCTCTGGGTCAAACACCTCAAAGCGGCAATTACTCGATCGCGCATCTTCGCCCTGGGTGACACTCACGAACCGCAGCAGGCGATCGCCACTGAGAAACTCATCATCGCCCATGCGAACACGGGCGATCGGGGAAATATAGCGCATGCCTGGTTGTGTTTACATCGCCTCTGGGATGCCCGATTCACATCCCATCAAGGCTTGCACCATTTCACGCTTTTTCAAGTGCTTGCCATTCGCTGCTGCATTCCTCCAGCGAATCTTCCGAGCGCTGCATTCTTTACGAAGTTGCGTTGGGGCGATCGCGCTCCAATCGGGTGTAGTGGTTTCTAGCGGCTGTAAAGTGGGCTGTAAAGTCGAGGGTGAAGTGATGGGTTCTTCGACTTCGATGTGCAACTCTGCAACCACTGCGTCATCCTCAGTCTGGGTGGGCAGTTCAGCCGTGGGGTGAATGGGTGAAGCGGTGTGGCTGCTGACGATGAGAGCGAAACCAGCGGCGAAATAGACGAAAGAAACAGCGGCGATCGCGTCAATTGCGAGGGTCAAAAAGTCTTGCATTG